CCCCTCAAGTGTCAGGTGCGCAGGCCGCTTCCGGCGATCGAATTGGATCATCTGCTCATCAACGCGCTCGGGCAGAACCTTGGGCGACCAACCTTCGTCGGGAGCCGTAATAGTCGGCCGAACAGCGTTGTATGTTTCTGTCACCTTACGAACAGGTTCAAACGCTTCCTCGCCATGAAGGTCGAGATCGTCAGCATCGATGTAGCCCGTTGCAACAGTTGCCCCACCACAGCGCACATAGATATCACCGGCCCAATCAATAACCTCGGCGTCACAGGCGGTAAGCAGGCGATCGAGCAATTGCAATGGACCAAGCCCACCACCATCGGTGCGCAAGAAGACTTCTTGTCCAAACCGATATCCGGCTGCGTCGGCGTGGTTCATTGCGGCCAACCAAGCAGCGGCAGGGAGTTGGTTTTCAGGGATATACAAGCCGAAGATATCGCCGCCTGGCATCGTTAGAGTGCGACAGACATTCCAAGCCATCACGATTGGGTTTTCCGAGAAGCCCACGACGCCGGTGCGAGGATCTAGCATGTGCATACCGTCAACAACGAACGAACAATCAGGCTCACCGCGCCAGAAATTCAGATCATGGAAAGAGACTGCGCAGTAAGCATTCCCGAAGTTTACAAACTCGCTAGTCCAAGGGCGTTCAGCATGCCCTGAAAAAGTAGCGACCAAAAAATTCGACGCGGCGGTTTGGTTGCCGTCAAAAAACCGGACCTTGAATTTGCCATCGGCATCCGTTCCGGACGGGACGTAAACTAGGCCCTGTGGTTCATCCTGATCATCATCAAGAACCAAGTTTTCACCGACCGCATAGTATTCGCCGTTCACAAAAATACCGGCCAGCGCTTCGCAAGGTGCGGACGACAAAAGATAGAGCTGAACTCTGTGCTTATTGTTCGCCCCATATGCGTAGTCCGGACACATTTTGTGGCCTTGGGTTTTCGCGCAACCGAGGATCAATGATTGTGGGACATTCTCGCCAGCGGTCGTGAACCGAGAAGTGGACGAAAAATCCGACTGCTGGCTAGACGCCAAAGCGCGAGAGATTGCCAACGAAGCTACGCCGATGATCACTTCGGCAAGTACGGTTGCGAGTGCAGTACCGCCAAGCAGAGAAGCTAAAGGCGCGACCAAAAGCTGAGGCATATTTAGACCTTAAACGTTGTGATGAGATTGGTTCTCTGAAAAAGCCCAAGGCCATGTTCAGAAAACCCGAAAACCGCGACAGGGCTTGCGACGATACACAAGCCAGACGCTATGACGCCAACGTCGCCATCTTGGGCGTGGCTTGGTGCAATCTCGGGCAGGCTTTGTCGGTAAACATCGATGTGATCTGTGAAACCGAGTGATCGAACAATACGCAAGCCATCGCGGTAAGAGGTGTAGCCGCGCATACCACTGGCTAAGTCACGCCCAGTCATGGCAAGCACTGCGTCAGCACAGAAAAGCGCACAGTCAAGCGTGCCGTAGTTGAAAGGCATCGACCGAACCGACGAAACGTAGCTATTGAGGCGCTTCGCCCAATCTGGGAACCGAGTCAGCTGCTCCATTTGTCACCAACGCCATCGTAACCAACGCCAGAGTATTCAAGCGCCCGATCCGCAGCGTGTCGGCGTTGCTGATCCGCGTGCGATTTCTTGCCAGCGTATCCCGTCAGCCCCTCGACCCCGAAAACACTGGTGATCTTAACCAAGCGGATGCTGCGGTCCCTCATGTCTCGCAGCGGGGCCCCTTCGATAAAGCCCGTAATCCAGCGATCGACTGACAAAATCTCACCTGTCTGCAAGCTGCGCACACGGTGACAGTAGAACGGAGCGCCCGTCAGATTGTATCCGGTGATCAATCGATCAAATTCCGGATGAGCGGTAAAGCGAACCGATGTGGTGTGAACATTCGTACCTTTGACCCGCTTCGAAGTGGGCACAGAGAACGAATTGTGGCGGGCAACATAGACGCGGGTAACACCATCGATTTCAATGGAATGATCATCAAGATCATTGGTTAGGGCGACTTCCTCTGTCTGACCATCCAGCGTCCGGACAACGATCAGGATCGTGTAAAACTCTCGGATCATGCCAATACCTGCTGGAAACCAAAGCTTAACCCTTTCGACTTCATCGCGCTAAAGCCGCGATCTGTAACCGAGCCGATTGACAATCCGGCCAAGAAATACGGGCGATGGAGCCGAACGAATAAGCCGGCGGCCATGTCTTTATGCAGCGCAGGCGTTACTGGCAAAATATCGGTGCGGCCCGCAGCATCGGCAACACCACCTGAAATAACTTCGTAAATCAGATACTTGCCGGTCAAAGTTTTCACCGACAGGAAGTCACCTGCTGAGATTTCATCGCCAGCCTCAAGCCCATGAAGCGCGAAACCAGAATATTCCATCGATGTTCGTTCTTCGGTTAGGTAACTGCCACCGCTTTCGGGGCCGTTGAAGGTCTGGAAACCAGTCGACACAGCTCCGACAGTCGCGGTTGCAGCGACCGTATTCATCGCGGGCATGGGCCGTTGATCAGGAACAACGAAGAAACGACCATTCGTCGCCTGTAGGTGTCGGATCTTCGAACGGATGCCGTCACGATCATTAGTCGGGACTTCGCCCAAATTGATTGTGCCGCGCCAAACGGGTTGCCCCCGCTGTATGCCGTATTGGGCGCCACCGACAGTTTCGGTGCCGGTAACGCCATCATCGATCTCTAGTGAGATTGCCTCACTTGGCAACAAGTCCCAAAACTCACTCAGTCCCAAAATGTTCAATTTCAGCTCCGTTTCGGATTGCCTGCATACTCACGAATTTTCGCTGGCAGCAGGGCATCGTTATGTTCGTTGTTTTCGATGATCTTGATATCTGCGACCCGCTCAGCGACGTCGACAACGGCTCCGGGGTCGGCCTTGACGACCAACGTTCCCAGTTTTCCGCCGTTCCCGTGAGCCATCGCTTGCTGAGCCTCGGTTACACTCAGAATCCGGCCATTCACCTCGGGGATGAAAGGTTCAAAACCGTATTCATCCTTTTGGTAAGGCTGGCCTGAAAAGACGGATGAACCCGACGCTTTCGACTTGGCGGGGATACCCGCCTTGCTACCGCCAGACGAGCCGCCAAACCCAAACAAAGAGAACACAAAGTCGAACGGGCTACCGCCGCCGCCAGACAAGCTGTTCATTTGTCCAAGCAGGTTGTCGAGCATTGTCGAGATACCAGACGAGATCAGGTCCGCCGCAATCTGCTGGAACACAGACGAGAGCGCATCGCCAAGGCTTTCACCTTTGACGATGGCGTTCCCGATAGCATCGGCAATGCTGTCGAACATCTCAAGGATCGGCGCAAATTCCGCCTCAAGAAGCTCTCGCTCCAGCTGCTCGACGTGGGCCGTATAGTCATCAAGGCTAAGTACCCCAGCATCGAGCAATCTATCGGCCTGATCCAAGGCATCATTGAACACCTCTTGCGGCGATTTGAGGGCATCTAGCGAAGCGCGGACACGATCAGCCGCGGCCTCATATTCGCGCATCTGTTCCTCAGCCGCCGTCAGCCCACCGCCGCCGCTGTCGCCGCTGTCGCTATTCTGCGGGAATTGACCATCAAGGAAGTTTTGAACATCACCAGACGATCCGCCCCCGACAGCGATGCCGAAAGCGGTTCTGAGGTTATCAACCACTGGCGCGAACCCATTGGACACCGGGGCCCAATCGATACTAGAGAAAAGCCCCTGCATCCCAGCCGCCGTCTGATCGACAAAACCATTCTGGGCGATCTGGTGAAGTACCGAGAACTGCGACAGCATTTGGGTGAGATGCGCGTGCAGCCGCTCGGCGTGTTCAATAGCTGGGTCGAACTGAGCCGCCAGCTTACCGATCACTTCACCAAGCGTTTCACCACTGAGCTTTGCCGAATCCAATTTGGATTGAAGCTCAGTTGTGGCGAGCGCGGCATCAATGAGGCCCTCCCACACTTCGCGGGTTTCGTCGTCCATCGCCTCCAATCCGCCGACAGAAAGCTCAATGGTCCGAGCCATAGCCAGCAATGCCTTTGACTGATCGCCAAAGCTGTCTTGGGCGCCGATTTCTTCGATTTGGCTTTTGATCTCAGCAGTTAACGTATTGCCTAACTGCAGGCTGTCGATGAAGGCGCTGTAATCACCCAACGCAAAATCAACAGACGCCCTGATATCAGTGACCGCCATTTCGTTTTGGGCAATCATCAAGTCGCGCATTGTTTCGGCCATATAGCCAAACTCGGCGCGCAACTCGGACAAACTTGGGATCGCCTCATACGCGGCCGAACTCAGAACGCTATAGGAACGCGCAACCTTTTCGGCCTCTTGCTGTTCACGGAAAGCTTCCTGTGACTCATCCGCGAGGATAACCGACCGAAGCTCAAGCAGTGCTTGTTCTGCCTCGTTCTTCTGCATGAGCGCTTCGGCATAGAGCCGTGTGGCCTCATCCCATTCTTGTTCAAGCACCGGATGCTCTTGGCCGCCAGCTCGCGCTGAAAAAGTCGTTGCCTTGTCGGCGGCAGTGACAGCCTGTTGATGACGGAACTCGACCAGAGCTTGAGATGCCTCAAGATAACCTTCAGCGATATCAAGAGCTGTTTGCCGCGCCTGCCTCGTTCCGGTGTTATTGTAGTTTTCGGTCGCCGCAAGCATTTCATTGCGGGCGTCAGTCACCGTTTTCAGAGTTTTTTCGAGCTTTTCTTGGGCCGCGATTTCATCCTGAATCGCGCCAACCATGTACCCGACTGCAGACGCGACTGCCAAAATTGGGATAGCCCGCATCGCGATAGTCATCGCACGTGAGGCGACAGCACCAGCGATAAACATGGCCTCAACCGACCCAAGAGCGATCGCTGTAGATTTAAGACCAGCGACAAGGCTTGGCAGGACGGTCAGACCCAGATACACCGCCGCCCCTGCCCAGATTTCAGTCGACCCAACCAAGGTGTCTAGGACGCCGACTAGGGCTGTTCCGCCCTGCACCAGCGCACGCATGGCGGACTCTGCGCCAGCATCACCAATCGTCAGAAAGAGACCCTGCAGCGCCGAATTGAACTCGGTGACGTCACCCGACAGGTTGTTGCTCATAATCGCAGCCATAGCGCTGGCTTCACCGGCCACATTTTCAAGCTGCCCCGACAGGTCAGACAATCGATCGGAACTGGCCGTCAAAGCAAGCACAGAAGCCGCGGCCTCACGCCCGAAAATCACAGACGCATCTGCAGCTTTGATATTCGCAACCCGCAAACGTTCGATGATCTCGGTCAGAGAGTTAACCGATGGATCAACATCAGCGAGACTTACGCCGAGGTCATCAAGGGTATCCCGAGCCATTTTGGTGGGCGATGCCAACGCCGCCATGATCGCTACCAAGCGGGTGCCGGCCATGCCTGCCTGCATACCATTGTCAGACAAGACGCCAGCTGCCGCAGCAGTTTCTTCCAGAGAAAAGCCCAAGCTTGCTGCCATTGGCGCAGCGTATTTCATTGCTTCGCCAAGTTGCCGAACATCGGTATTCGAACGGGATGAAGCCGCAGCCAAAATGTCGGCAACTTCGGCCGCCTGAGATGCCTCCATTCGGAATCCGCTCAGGATATTGCTCAAAATGTCTGCAGTTTCGGCGAGACCCATGCCGGACGCAGCCGCAAGGTCAAGCACGTCTGGGATCGATGCCAAAACAGCGCTGGCCTCAAAACCAGCCATAGCAAGGAATGTCATCGCATCCGCTGCCTCGGTCGCCGAAAAGCGAGTGGTGGAACCAAGCTCTTGAGCTAGATCCCGCATTTCTGCGAGCTGTTCGTTCGTTGGCCGAGCAACAGCTTCGAGATTTGAGATCGACGCGCCAAAGTCCTTGATGACGCTGATAGCCATGCCGACCCCAGCCATAGAAGCGATGGCGGCAGCAGCGAAAGCAGCCACAGACCCAAAGGCGCGCTGGCTTACCTGTTCAAGCCTATCGACCTCACCAGCTGTCCGACGCGATTGTTTCTGAAAACGTTCAAGGTCAGTTTCACCACGGCGCACAGTTGTAGTGTCCACTCGGAAACCGAGGTGGGCTAAGTCCATCATGTTTGACTGCTTTCGCTTTTTGTTTAGAAGTCCCCGTCTTCGGGGATTGGGGGCACAGAGAGTGGATCGCGGCCTTGGCGTAAGCCAATGAAGTAGGCCAGCGACATTTTGTGCAGAGCGTCACGTTCGAAGGCGCTCAATTGTGCGCCTAGCGATTTGCTAAACGCATCGATCTCGGACCACGTTAGTGGAACACGGGTTCCGTCGCCTCCGAACATAAGGCAACCCGAGTTCTGGAAAATCTCATAGACGTACCGGTCAGGCCCAAGATCGGGGTAGTACACCTGATAACCAGCCGCCTCGATTTCACCGGCGCGCGTATCGTCATGGGGCGTCTTTTGACCTGAGCTGTCGGTTTCCACCACGACAGCATCAAGCCAGCCACAATAACGAGCAAACCGTTGAAGGCGGCTTAGGCGTTTCCCAAGAAGTTTTGACGTTCTCCGGCCGCCTCAAGCACTTGCTCAAGGAAACTGCGACCAGCGCGGCCACCATTGAGCGAGCGAGGCGTCATTGTCTGCAAATTCAGAAACGTCCAAACATCATCCTCGCTCTCTGCGCTCAGCATCGAACCATTGAAGCACATATTGCGCAGCTCTCCGACCAGAGGAACCGCGAAGAATGCCGCCTTTTCATGTGCCTGAGTGTTTGTCATCTCAGCTTCTTTTTCAGGCTCGACAGGGTTCACGCGCCCACGAATATGTTTGCGCTTAGCGTTATTTGGCGCATCCAGTGCGATATCGCGCTTTCGGTCGGCGATCTTTTTTTGAACGTCCTCGTTCTCGACACCATAGACGCCGACTTCGACAAACTTTGCAGGTTGATAGTCCTCGGCGCCAGGTTCGCCAATTTCGGGGGCCGCAATGATCGGCTCGCCAGTTGCAGGATGGCGCAATTTGAAAAAGTGAAGTTTTTTCGAACCGGATCGGCTGTCCAGTTGGCTTAGATCAAAATGGGTCATGTCGCACCTCAAGTCTCAGGTTTCTTGTGGGCTGGCAGGGTGAAACCACCTCCCCACCAGCCCTTACCGCCGAAGCGGATTCTTACATGGTCAAGTGTTCGTTCACGCGCTGTACAAAGGTCGAGCCGGTATAGCTCGTTGCGTCAATGGCGTTTTCCATCAGGTCTGCAATCGGGCCAACGTTTGCAAACTGCCGACCATCGGGCAGCGTAATGCGGATCGTTACGTCAGACTGTTTACCGTTATTTGCAGTGACGGTAGCCATGCCAGCGTTACCGGCGACATGCGCCACGGTGTAGCTTTTGTCGCCGCCGTCAGCGACACCATTGCTGTTAACAGTGCGACCAGATTTGATCGATTTGTATGTGATCTTTTCGTGAGTATCACCGAGCTGCGGGCCGGTAATAACCTCGCCGATCTCATCAAAGCTCATTGCATTTACGCCAGCCGCATCCAAAGTTGCAGGCTTTCCGGCGGCGATATGAATTACGGAACCAATGTAGTTCATTGATCGTCCTTTCGATTTGAGAAGGCGCACAAAAAAAGCCCAACGCTGCGCCAAGCGTAGGGCAAAGCAAAAAGCCGAAAAGTCTATTCAGCTTCGTATTTCAGGATCATCGGCGTGTGCCAGTCTTTGCCTGCCTCGTAGCCATGTCGGACAAAAGGCACGCTTTTGATCAGCACCGTCGCGCCGCACAAAGGCAAACTAAGGCGCGTACCGAATTGGAAGTAAGGCTGAAGTTTCGCCAATTGTTCGTAGCCCTGCCGCATATCCACACCTGCAGGCGTTACATAGACGAAAGAGATCAAACCGGCCGAGCGGACTATTGCCCCCTTCAAGCCAACCGCATCCCCTGCCCCATCGCTATAAGACACCTCAAGCCGCGGCGTTTGATTGGTCCGTGGCAAGTTGGGGAAATTCGTTTCGCCCTCAAGGCCAGCTCCAACAACGAGACTACCCAACACGGCATTAAATTCGGTCAAGTTGATGAGGTTCATGGAAGGTTCCTAGCAATGGCTGTGACGCGCCGAACTTCATTCGGCCATTCGTTCGCAGCGTTATCGACCCAAAGCCAACCGCCAACTTTCTTGCCGGTCGAAGTGGTGTATCCGTAGTGTTGCGCTCGGGCATAGGGCGCGGTCCAAACGAAGGTCGCAACGTCACCGACCTCCATGTTGGTCACAACGAACCGGTAGGAGTCCGCCCCTGGCTGGGTCAGCATCGTTGAGCCGTGAAGCGTCGAGAGCAGCGAAGCCGCCAGTGTTCCCAAGTCACGAGGAACGTAGCCGACCTTCACAGAGCCGCCTCTAGTCGTGCCCGCGCTGACCCGACTTGCACGCCGTATCGTGTTATTTGTGGCTTGTCTGACAACGGCGCTGGATCGTCTTTTGCACTTGGCAACCCAGCTATCAATTTGGGCGTTAAAGGTTTTTGTGTCGCCCTGTGCCATGCCTATAAGTCCGCCAAGAAATTGAAGTCGATATCCATCCGGCAACGACAATTTATGCACTCATGTGCAGGTGCGTTTGCCCGATCTCCAGGGTAGCGCATTGGATAGCCACCAACCGAAAAGCGCTGGCCCCACACGATTGCTTGCCCGTTCGCATCTCGGTGCGTCTGTCGGGTGTCACCATCCTCAGCTGAGTCCCAAGTCAAACTCACCTGTTCGGCTTTGAGCTTGCCGCTATCGATGATCTGCTGGACGCCCTCAAAACTGGCATTGTGCAATGACTGGTGAAGCTCAGTGCGAGCGATAGTTTCGCCGCGCTGTCTCAGAAGACGATCCTGATATCGGACGACCATCTTGCGAGCGTCCTCAGCGCTGACAGATTTACCGTCGCGGATCGCCCGCAAGACGATGTTATCAAAGCGGCGGTCACGAAGTTTCAGGCGAAGGTAGGCCCGCAATTCCTCTGGGTCGCCGCTGCGCAAGCGTTCAAGCGCTCGGTCAACGGTTGCCTGTCGGCCTGAGTCCAAGCCAAGCACCCCACCAACCCGTTTCTTGGTCCCAGCATCGTAGCGACCGACGATATCGAGGGCTGCGGCGCGTGGGGAAACGCCACTCGCCATATTGCGGGTCAAGCGCTCTCGCACAAGCTCACGTTGCTCATTGACGACCTCGACGATCAGTCGGGAAGATTGTTCTCTAATCCAGTTTTCGGCGCGCGGGTTGCGTGCATCAAAACGCACAACTGCGCGCCCGCCCGAAAAGGGTCGGAGAACCGTGGCAAGCCGATCATTGCATCGATGCCCCCTTGGATATAGGCGGCCTGCATTGATTGATCCAATGGGGCAAAAAGCTCGGGGCGCAGGTTTACGAGTTCAACAGCGCCCCGAATGTCACCCTTGCGTAGCGCCTCAATTATGGCGATCTGCTGCGCTTCGGATTTCAGGTCAGCAATGGACGCCAGAAATGCTTTGCGAACATCTGGCTCAAGCATATCGACAAGTTCGAGAACGTTTACAGGCATCAGTTTTCCAAAACGACTTCAAAAGAGATTGCTTTACCAGCGGGGGCGTTGGGCTTGACCTTCGAGATACGAAACCATTCGGTTTCATCGGACAAAAGATCAAGTGTTGCATTCAAGGCCAAGCTGTCGCCTACGTCGAGTTCTGCTTTGAGACAGGCCACAGTCAGGCTTCTTGTGTGATCCGCATCGGTGGCTTCGTTGGCGGTTTCCATCCCTGCGCACTGGAAATCTTGCGGGGCAGCATCGGACCGGAAATAAGCGGGGCCGTCTTCAGATTGCACAACTTTGCGCAACACCATCATGCTCCCGGCCTTGCTATAGGCCGAGAACACTTTGGTACGGATCGCCGACCAATCAGGCATCATCACCAACCGGTTGCTTGGCCGCCTTTTTCGACGAACGCTGTTCGCGCGGCGCGTCCGTGATCGAAACCGTTCCAGCGGCGACCAGAGACTTCAAATAGCCAGCGTTCTGCGCACAGGCACAAAGGTTTTCAGGCAATTGGATCGTGGCATCCGCTTGAATGCGATGGAAAGTCGGGAGGACGATTTCGTTAGAAGTCAGGTTCTTGATTGTTTGCATAAGGATGCCCTTTCAAGGTCATTGGTCGGCTTTGGTCCGAGATTTGGTATTCCGCCAGTTTGGTTCGTAGCGCTGTGAGTTCGCCAATCGGGGACAACTCATAACCATGACGAGCTGCCACTTCGGCCAAGGTCTGGTCCGACAGGAACGGGATGGCTTCTATATCCAGATCGAACCCAACAAGATCCAGTCGGGCACAAATTGGCCCCGCCGGAGTGATTGGGTCGAGCGTCAAACCGACCAAGTTTTTGATTTCTTCGCCGCTGCCAGCCATCGAAACGCGCAAGCTTCCGTTCGAAAGCTGAATTTTGACGTTGTTAGACATTTTCGACCTCCGGCGCCCACCAGACCCCGAACGGCCCGTCTGTTATGGCGTTATCGAAGACGCGATCTGCCTCTTGGCGAAAGAAGCTGTTGTCTGAGCCGCATCCGATCACCACAAAGCGTGGCGCAAGAAGCGACCTGAAACGAAACAGTGCGTCATTGATCTGTGCCGCCCGCAGAGCTGAGTTCAAAATCAAGGCATCGGCAGCCCCGTCGACGTGATCGATCGGCAAGCCCTGATCTAAATCACGGACAGTAGCGCGTCGCTGGTAAGCGAAGACATTCATCTTTGCTGCGCGATAGGTCGATTGCCCCTGCAAACCAGTGTAGCTGTCGACCGCGAGTAGCCGCAGTGTTTTGTGCAGCGACAGCATGTGGCTACAGTTTTTGGCGTCGCCCGCGTCAATCAGAACCGCCTTACTGACATTCGATTGCTTCACTACGGCCGCAGTGACCGCGGGCCACGACCGAAGCCGTTTGTGGAACGTTATGCTCATCGCACCCACCCATAGTCTGGTGTCGGGCTGATCACATGGGCGAGCGCGCTGCGAAGGAATGGAAACCGGTCCAAGATATCCAGCGTTTGCTTGATATCGTAGGTGAAGGTTTCAGAAAAACCCGTGACTTTCAAAGTCTCGCTGCTTACGACCTTATCGCTAGTCCGGTCGGGGATTAATGGGCCCTTCAATGCCCGCGCAGCAAGCTCGCATGACGAGTACAGCAAGCCTTGCGGAACCGCGATATCGAGCCGAGTTTCGCCATTGATCTGTGTAATCGGATACAGCAAGCCCTGATCTGCGACCCGTGCTTCACCTTTGGCGTAAGCGCGGCAGATACCGTCAAGCACCTGAGTGGCTTCACGTAGGGCACCCTCTCGATTTGGATCATCAGCGCCAAGCCAGTCAACGGACAGCTCGTGATGTGGGCGGTTGGTCCAATAGTTATTCGCATCGATGACGCTGACGTAGCTTTCAGCGCCGTGGATACCTTCCCCGTTTTCGACAATTAGTGTCATTTCTGTTCCTCAGTTGGTTTCAAGGTTCGAGAAAGAAAGGATCAGGTGTCGATCGGCTGAGAGGCGTCGATGATCTTTTGGGTCATCGTTTCCAACTTCATGTTTGCCGGTGCGTCTTTGCCGATTGTCTCTTTGTATTTGGCGCGCACCAAAGCTTCTTCGTCGATAGGCTGATTGGTGTCGCCGGTGTCGCCGGTGTCGCCGGTGTCGGCGGTGTCAGCTACGGGCGACAGGTAGCCTTCATCGATCATGTCTTTTGTCCAGCGATCGTCTGCATCCAAATCGATGTGTTCGTCGCGAGCGTAGGAAGTGTGTTCAGAAGCGCTTGCGGCGAGATTGAACGCTTTCAGCACAAGAAAAGTTGTTTTGGTCATGGTGGCCTCAGAAAAAAAGAGCGGCCCTAAGGCCGCCCAGTTACAGGAGATGTTAATCGCTCAATGCTGCCGATTAGCTGGGAGGATTGGGGGTCGGCGCGTTGGCCGGATCACCGAGCAGCGCAATTACGCAAACAGCTGCCGAAGTCGAGTTGCCGACTGAATCATCGATCTCAATCGAGATGTACTTTTTGACGCCTTTGTAACCGATCTTGCGGCAGCTGTTGTCGGACGCATGGGTGAAACCGGCCAAAGCCTCAGTTCCGATAAGGTCTACGTCATTCACAGGCGTATGCTCTGATACATTGTCAGTGTCGCCTTCTTTGATTGTGACCGCCCATTCAGCGTCGGCATCAGAGAGCGTGCCAAGTGCGATCAGGAAGGTGGCCGAGCGGAAACCAGTACGATTTACGGCCTGCCCAACGATTGTTGCGCCGTTGGAAAACACCATTGGCGCGACCGCAACGACGGGATGGATGTTGTTCATCTGGTCCATGTGGGACTCCTCAATAATGAAACAAAAAGGGAAAGGGGCGGCACTAGCCGCCCCTGAGAAAATCAAGCTGGATCGCCTTGAGGTTAACCGTTAGCGACCTTGCCGAGCGCGAAGGCTTTCTCTTGTTCGATCTGACCGCCAACACGACGACGCAGGATGATCCGGATACGGCCATTCGTCGCGCCGGTGTACGGGTCACGAAGCAAATCTGCGCCCAAACGATCCACCAAAGTCGTGGTGCGTTTCCAGTTGCCATAGGCAACAGGGAAGCCATTGGCCGCGATATCCGGCATATCAACGAAGACATGGTACGGATCACCGTCGATAGTGTTAGCCACGCCGTCCTTCAGACCTGGCACCCAGATGAAGTCACCAGTGTCATTTTTCAGTGTCCGGACCTTGCCAAGTGTCGTGCGGTTCAGGATGAAAGAACAGTTGTCGGAGTATGCCTGTTCAATACCCTGATACTTCAGATTGATCAGACCTTGGGCGGTAATGCCGGCTGCGCTGCCCAGAGCAACTGCATCGGAGCGCTTGCTTTCGCGGGTAAGGATGCCTTCGATCTCACCTTTTGCCAGATCGCCGTGAACAAACTCGTAGCCTTCCAGCGCCTCAAACTGTTCCAGCGCTTCTTGCTGCATGTAGCCTTCCATGTCGAACTGGCTGTCTTCGCGCATCTGGTTGGTCAGCTCGAACACCGCGTACATTTCTTCTGCGGTATACGAGATGGTGCCAGCGTAACCGTTTTCGGTTTCAGACTTTGTACCTTGCTCATGGCCGCGGCGCGCTTTCATACGGCCATGGCGACGAGGTAGCGTAATGCCCGCGCCACCAATGTTGCGCACGTTAGCGACGGTGCGAACAGGCGACACTGCCACGAGATCACGGATCAGCTCGTTCACAAAAACCATTGGCGCGTAGTAGCCGCCGTCGGTTGCGGTGCCGACATTGAGCGCCTTTTGTTCGGCAATCACCGTATCCAAAATAGTCTTTTGGTGTTCCGGCAGGTGTTGGGCACCTTGGGCAGTGATCCCCGCGACAGCAGCTTGTAGCCAAGCATTCACGTCGAATTTCTTGTCGGTGCTGCCCGCAAAGCCGGAGCGTTTCAGTGCAGTTTCGATACGGTCAAAGCGATCATCAAGCTTTTTCTGCTGCGCTTCGATTTCAGCCTTAGACGCGGCCTCGGCCGACTTCGATTCAAACAAATCGAGCCGGTCGTTGATTTTTTTCAGCTTTGCTTCGGCCTCTGGATCGGACTTGCCGTCCAGCTCATCCACTGTCTCGCGGAGGCCGACAACCAGATTTTTCATCTCGGTCAGCTGAGCGGCGACCGTAGCCGGCGCCAGAGTGGTATCGTCTTTGGTTTCCAGATCGCTTGGGAAAGCAGTGGCGTCGGCCTGCTCTTTGATGTGAGTGTTCATTGCGAACTCCTTAATTTTTCAAGCTGGTGATGATCGAGCCGAGCTCATCGCTCATATTTGCCCAATCAATTTGGTTCTTCTTAGCTTCGGCGTCGCGCACGGCTGAGAAAGCTGAGTAGCCACCATCCATGATGGCTTCGGCTTCGTCCTGCGAAAGACCTGCTGCGGTCAGTGCATCGACGATGCCTTTGGTGCCTTCGGCAAGAAGTGCCTTGGCGAATTGAGCAGTTTGTCCAGCGTCCCGCATGATGATCTGCTCAAGTGTTCGTTTAGTAGGCGGCCCATCCGATTTAACGGATGTCACCTTGGCGGTTTCGTTCATTGGGAAAGCAACGAGCGAGACTTCCCAAAGCTCGACTTCGATCAACTGCCGGACGCCATCCTTCTTTTTGGAGCGGATAGTCCTGTAACCAATCGAAAAATCGGTCAACGCACCGTCATTTGCCAGCACGTAGCTGTCATGGCCGGCTGATGTTCCAAGCGAAAACTGCCCTTTAAACTTCAGCCCGATCTCATCTTCGTACAGTTCGAGTGTGCGCCCGATCACGACTTTCGGGTCGTGGTTGTACAAGAATTTGACCTTGTGTGCGGGGCGATCTGTCAGAGACTTGGTAAACGCGCCCGGCAGCACCGAGTCCATACCATTGTCAACCGAATTGAAGGTGCTGGCGTAGCCTTCAATCGTTCCGTAGTCATCGTCACGGTGCAGTTTCACCTCATCGAGCGAAAAATCGAGAGTTTCCAGACCATTCTGGTTTTTCACTTCGAAACAATCAGGCTTCACGATCTTGATCATCTGTCTCATCCTCTGGATCGTCATTTTCACTGGTGTCTTCGATCAGTTTGAGAGCATCACGAGACAGTTTTTCTGCGGTAGTCGATTTGGACACCAAGCCCTTCGAGCGCATGTATCGGAAAAGCGGCTCAGGCCCGTAGGACTCTGATATCTTCAACAATGCCGAGAGAGCCGCAGGCTCAAATTTCGCAACGAAGCCATCATCGCGGTCGCCGTATTGAAGCATGTGGCGACCTTCGTTTTCATCGATGATGCCCTGTTCAACCAGATCGGTGACGGACTTCCGGCGGGCCACTCGGACCGGCTCTAGCGCAGGGACGCCATCAAGATCAGGACGTATTTCGATGTTCTCGCCAAAGCGCGGGGAAAGACCTGTATTCAAATCGCCGACAATTTGGTTCAACAGCGGCAGTACAGTGTTCAGCCACAGTTCTGTCTTGGCTTCTGCCAAATTCGAATAGGTGTTCCCCTCATCCAAAGCTAAGACTGGCGGCACGCCGTAAATCAGACAGGTTTCTCGGGCCGCAGACCGCTTGGCCTCGGTGCTATCAAGATCCTTTGGGTTGATGCTCAGTGGAACCCATTTCGCTTCACCGCCAACCATGATGGGCCGCCCAGCGTTGGCAACTCCGGTATGGCGATCAACGATAGACTTTTCCACGCTGTCCAGAACTTCCTCTGGCACCTTTTCACTCATCCCCGCCATGTTGGTGACAGGGGGGAAAACGATCATCCCCGATGGGGTCGCGCGGTTCTGCATGAGGGCAGTGGAAAAGTCATTCACCTCATTGATCTGAGTGATCGGCCGTTTCGCTGGCTCAGACCGCGCCATGCCATGAAAGTCGTTCAGCGGGTGGAACGCGCTAATATGCAAGATAGGGCTGTCACCCGTCAGCGGATCGACGGGGAAGCGCAAGAGTTGACCATTAACGCGGTACTCATAGGCTTCTGGGAAGCCATCAGCACCCAAGACGACACCAAAGCGATCAGGGCGATGAGAGTAGATTTCCAATGGTGGGCGACCGTCCGGACCGACTTGCTCCAGATACATCGAACCAGCGAGCAAGAAATAGCTGCATGAAGCTTCCATGAATTTCTGATAGCCAGTCATGGGGTTTGGACGGTTTAGCAGGGCCAGCAGAGGGTGATCCGTCAGCTCTTCGTCGCCATCGAATACCATAAGCGGCACGCTCGACACCGCCTGCGCAATCATGCGGATGCAGAAAAAACCATAGGCATTAGCGATGTAGGAGTGTTCTGCAACCGCTTCATAATTAGACCAAGCATAGATCGGGCGGCCCAAGTAGTACGCCGTTGCAGCGCCAGATGTGGCCGAGGCTTTGCCCGAAATCTGCGGTTGTCGGCCCAAAAGCCGATTAAGAAAATTCATCCGAAACTCCGAATTTAGAAGATCAACTGCGAACGGACCAAAGGCTGGCGGTGCCAATCGCGGTAGTCTCGTTGTAGGCCCTCGCGAAAGCATCAACCTGGTCCTTGAACTTTCCGTTCGGGAACACGGTCAGCTCATCCAGAAACGCTTTGTTCCAATCGCCTTCGACAAGATAAACGTTGCCGGCGTCCACCTGAGCAGCAACAGGCTGTGCGCGAACCTCTTTGTCGCCAGACTCAGGCGTGCATTTGTAGGTGTAGCCGTTCACGACTTTGGACAGGAAATAGAGCTTCTGTTGAACCCCTGCCTGCCCAGGGTCTTGAGGCAGCGACCCAAGGATTGCCGGATGTTCTTGAGCGTCCTGCATGGCCGTTTGCCTAATAAGCCGGTCGCGCGGCGCAGGCTCCAGTCGATCGCGGGTAACGTCATCAACGATAACCCTGCCCTCTAGATCGATCCCGACCCTAACGCTCGCGGTGTAAGCGGCGGTTTCTTCGATGGACGCGGCCAAATCCCAGCCACGCACCCAAATGCGGCATATCGGGGCGGCCTTGAGCATCTTGAACGACGACCGCTTGAACAAAAGCCCACCCTTGGGCGCTGGCCGTTGCTGCAATTGACCCGCCTCAGTCATGGTGCCCTCTTTCGCGATCTTATTCAGCTCCTCTGAATCAAACCGACCTTTCCACAATAGTTCGCCAGCTTTCGTTCGCGGGTCTTTGAACCCAAGTGACGACCTGATTGGATGCGGATGATCAGGCTCGTAACGAGCGGGCAAGCAAAGATGATCGAACCCAGTTTCATGAGCGAGGATATGACCAGTTAAGTCGTACTCATGCAGCCTTTGTTGGATGATCAAGAACACGCCAACTTTCGGGTCGTTGAAGCGCGTTTTCATCGTGTCTTCGAACCAATCAATGGTGGCTTTCAACACGTTCGGGTTCTTGGCCCCATCCGCAGAAATGGCGTCATCGATCACAATCGCATCGCCACCGTCACCAGTCGAAGACCGGCCACCAACCGAAGCGATGATCCTCTCACCACCTCCGACGATACCCCAACGAGTTACCTTATTGCGCTCAGGATCAACGCGCGGTTCGAAGCGTTCTTCGAACCACGGGCTTTCCAGAAGGCGCTTCGATTTAGCGTTGTCGCGCTCTGACAAGTCAGTTCGGTAGCTGGCAAAAATGTAGCTGTGCCAAGGATTGTGCAGCCAGTTCCAAGCCGGCCAGATCACGTTGCAGAGCAATGACTTGGTGTGGCGCGGCGGCACGTTAATGATCAGGTATCGAATTTCACCCCGAGTGATTGCCTGCAGATGTTCACAAATAGCGTCGTGGTGCCAATTCCACTGCAGCTTTCGAGCCTCGACGTTGTGCCAGCCCATTTGTGAAAAATCTGCTAGGCTGTCAGTGCAGATTGAGGCCTCTAAGCTCGACCTGCTAAGTCCTAAGACCATCGTTATTTTTCCTGCGGGGTTAGTTCTGCCTTAGTCATGAGCGCCAGCAGTTCCTTGCGCTCATCTACGGTCAGCTTGCTCAAATCAATACCGGCATCAGGCTCAGGCGTCGGGGGCACGATCTCGACCTTTTCATTCCAACCGAGCCGCGCCTTGGCCCAGAAAATTTGCGCTGCGACGTTCCCTTCCACGGCATTTTTATAGAGGCTGTTGATCACCTTCACATTGGACGCCACTGCGCCGACACGAAGTTCATCGGCATAGTGCTTTCGCAGAGTTGGGCTGGAAATATTGAGGTACAAGGCGATATCGTCTTGCGTGATGCCCCGCCCGGATAGAGCCTTTACGACTTCGCGATTAGCTTCTGTCGGCTCATGAGTTTTTCCTTGAGTCATTGGCATTTACCGAGGTTAAGTTATTGTTTTATAATGAGTTTATTCGAAACGGAGTAAACTCAATGATGCCACTAACACGCAATAAATTGCGCCCGCTAAACGTCCTGTCCTGTCTGCAAAAAGCCATCCGCCGCGCCGAAGAACGGCTGGCGATGCAGTGCGCGATTGAGCTGCTAGAAAGCAGCCGCAACTATTCAACAATGGTGCTGAACCGCTTGGTGATCATCATGCACGAAGACCTTGATGTGGTTTCGCGCCCTGACATTATCAGCGCAGTTGAACTGACTGTTCAGCGGATCGATCAGCTACGCCGCGACCCCGACAAAGCGTCTAAGTGCCGAATGCTGATCGGAACGTTGATCCGGCTGATGTGCCGCGCACCGAAGTCTCGCGAAGGCGACCACTTCCATGTGGCTGTCGGTCGTCCTGTCATCAATGGCTGTCCACCGGAATTGCCCGAGTGGGTGTTTGACAAACACACCCGCGAAGGTCGGCGCCAAGGCCGTGGCCTCGATCACTTCCGCGAGTCAAGCTGCTTGCTGATCCCTGCCCCAGCCGAAAAAGACGAGTACGAAGACGAAGCTTTTGCAATCTGGGCCGCCGAAGAACGTGGCGAAGAACCGCCCTATGCCGACCGGATTGTTGCGCACCCAAGTGAGCCAGCGGACCAGCCCAGCTTCGAAAACATGCTGGACGAATAACGATCTAAGGTGTCGCGGCGGAGTTTGATCGCGACACCTGCAAAGTCACCATGTTGTCGCCCTGAAAGCTGTAGACTGCATTACCGTCCTTGTCTCGTTTGGTCGACCCGCTGGCTTTGCCCGTCACACCCCCATATTTGATGTGCCGGCCCCAACGTTCTTTTAAGCGATTGGTGGCTTGGGAAAACTTTTCGGTAGTAACAATGCCAGCGTTGCCGCCAGAACCACCAAAGATTTTACCGCAGTCGAAGAAGACGCGGCGATCGACCATAACGCAACGGTCTTCAAGCAAGGTGCGCAAGGTCCAATCTGGTGAGGCGCGCCCAATCATCTGCGGATCGTATTCGCGGTAGCGAGCTGCCCCCCGAACCCCGAAGACGTTTGCCACGAGGCCGGTCGGCTTGATCGGCTTGTGGTCAGGTCGCGAGAAAGCAACGTTCTGGGTCTTTGACCAAGTGAAGGTCGTAAGATCAAGATCCTCTGCAATCCGGACGCCGTTTTCAATGATCTGCAAAATGTCTGCAGGGTTTTTCAAGTTGTTCCAGATTTTGCGGGAGTGTTCACCGCCCCAAGCAAAAACTGCCTGCAGATCATCGTCGCACTCGACAAGACAAGCTTCATCAAAATGACCGAGTATCCAGTTGTAAACGCGCGGCAGCCCAACAATACCTTCGGCCTCGCCGCCATGTGCGACGAGCTT